GGGCTGTGCTTGTCCTGCTGGCGCTTGAGGCTCTGCTGTGGGGCTCTCAGGGGGTGTTGTTTCTTTACCGCCAGGTGTTGGCGGAGCGATCAATCCTGAAGCGATAGCATTTTCAAGTGCTGATACAGCATCACTCACAAAGTCTTTAACAAAGTACTCTTGTGCTAAGATAGTGGTTGCTGATTTTCCGCCACCACCAAACATTGATTTTGCTTTGGAAGCAGCCGCGCCACCAATTAGACTGCTAAGTCTCAGTTCATCTAATTTTTCATTAGATTCAAAAATGTCATTGCTTTTCATGTTACCCCTGTGTCCTCTTGACTGTTTTAGAAAATCTTGATTTGTCTCTTCCGCGGATAGCACTTAGCAATTTCTTTTCAAGAAGTTCTGCTTGTTCTGGTTCGAAATGTCTTTCGATATATTCGATGAGATTGATAGCACTAGTAATGATATTATTACCACGAGACTCTACCATATGTGGAACGTCTCGATTATTACCAATCGCTTCTAGCTCTTCCAAAAGGCTTTTAGTTTTCTTTTGCATAAGTACACATCCTTTACTATATTTAGTCTATTTGGGCAGAAATCAAATTTACTTTTTAAGTGAATTCAACAATGACTTAAGTTTGACGCTCTGCACGTCCGCATCTGTCTTTCTAGTTAGCGGTTCTGCATTGTCTAACTGTTCTTGAACTGCACTATCTACTGCACCTACTTGACTAGTTGCTTTAAATTTGTCTAAAAGTTGTTTACCTGACGGTTGATAAGAATGTGTTGCTGTATCCGCTGTACCCGGATCTGAGATTCGCAGTGTCTCATTATCAAATGCTAATTCTATCTTTTGTCCTACTCCTGAACTACTACGTGTTTTCATCAACTGAATCTGATATTGTCCACGTTCACGCATACTGCGACTTGTAAAAATACCAAACACATTATCTGCTGTATTGATTTTTGAGATACCACCTGAGATCATGCTATGATCAAATTCGATTTCTTCTACTGCTGATCTGTTTAACTGTGAAGCAGTGACGAAAATGATGTTTAGTTCTTTAGCCAAGTTACGTAATTCTTCTGATACATATTTGTCTTTTACGAACAGATCACTTGGGCTTACTTTTGCACTTACTGGCATCAACAGATCCAAATAGTCTACACACATGAAATCAAGTTTCATGCCTGTCTGAATCTGCAACTCTTTACAATATGCCCTAAGATCGTTTACTGTGCTTTGTGCAGGCATATATTTGATTCTGAGATTACCTGCTGTCTTCTGCTTCATTTTGACCTTCATTTCTACATTATCTAGGTCTTTGAAGATTTCTTTTGTTTTTGTATCAGTCAGCATTGAGTCGATACGCATAGCACTTAATTCTTCACTCAATTCAAGTGTGATGTATACGCCCGACATTCCTTGTAATATCCAGTTGACTGAAAGATTCTGCATGAACAACGATTTACCTGAACCTGATGTACCTGCAAAAATCTGTAGTTCGCCTTTGTTGAAACCACCATATAGTTTTTGATCTAACACGGGCCAGCCTGTGCTATTCTGCCCATTGCTAGACTTAAGATGTATCAATCTTGCTCTAGGGTCAGCAAAGTAGTCTGTACCCATGTCACGCTGGAGTGAGATTTGAACTGCGTCTTTGATCAGTTTTTCTACTGGATCATATTCGCCTTTCTCTAACAGATCCGCAGACTTCATGATAGCTCGTTCTAGTTCTTGTCTACGTGTAAAGTTCTCAAACTCAGTCAAGAACCATTCGTAATGTTCTGGTTGCAAGTCTTCGACTGGTTCGATAACGACTCCAGTAGTTGCTTTGATCTGAGTTACGTCAGGAAGAAGTTTATACTTGTTGGAATGTTCGATCATAAACTCAGCGACTGGTCTGAGCCTGCGATCAAAGTTCTCTGAATTAAAGATATTGGTAATTCTCACAAACAACTCAGCGTTCGTGATCATCATCCTTAAGAATAGTTCTTGTACGTCTGCATTAAATTCTTTTAGCAATTTTCTTCCTCATCATCTCAACTTTAATTTTGCTATTCGATGCCGCTTCTAATATACTTAGTAGGGTAGGTAGCTTTCCATATTTAATTAGGGCATCGTTTGCATCTTTAACACCATCATGCCAGTTGGGCAAACTGACTTCAAATCCTAAATCTAGTGCCCGATCGCAAATCTTTAAACCTGTCTTATCTTGATCGGGTACTACGATTATACGCTTATTCAATTTCTTTAGCAATGCTACTTGGTTATCGTTGATATCATCATGTGTCAATGCACAACCACTCATTGAGATAGCATCGAATATTCCTTCGAAAACTAAACACACTTCCCAATCTGGTTTCTGTAAATCGATCCCAAATACATAACCTGGTTGTTGATCGCTAACAAATTTAGGAGTTCTGTCATCCAGATATCTGCTAGTGCTACCAACCATCTTGTTTTCATATGTGAAGGGTATGATGATTCTGTTAGCATTTCTGCCTTCATCATCGGGAGTGACTAAGAAAGGATAGTCTGTGTGTTTCAATCCACGTTTCTTTAAATAATCGATATATTTGTGATGTAATTTGTTTCCAGTATAGATCAGTTCGCCCTCTGGCATGGGCTTTTCTTTAAACGTGGGCAGAACGTCTTGTTTCTTTTTAGTGATTACTGAGTCTAAAAGGTCTCGGTGTTGACTAGATCTTTAGTTCCATTTATTAATCTGCTGTTCATCTACCCCACACCAAGACAAAAAGTTTCTTGTGCGTTTTGTTATTGATCTTCCTAATCTAAATCCACATTTGAAACCACAGTTAAAACAATGATAAGACCAGTTGTCCCCATCAATTTTGATACCGCCCCTCATACGCTTATCAGGATTATGCCCGTTATGATGGCAACAAGGAGCGTTGAACGATGTCCAGCCGCTCTGTGTAATTTTCTTTTTGCCCGGGATAACCGTAAGTATGTCGATCATATTCACATTATACTTGGAATGTGAGAGAAAAGCAATAGAAACGGCAAGACTTATCTTGCCAAAATAGTAACTATGTTACCCACATTTGACTCAAACTTTAGTTTGATATATGGGTGAAATCCTTCAACAGTATAACCAATAGTATTAGATTCGCTGTCACCAGTTTGTGCGTTACCATACTGATAAGTTGCAATATCATAGTAAGCAGAATCTACTACTGTAGAACCCTGAATAGTCATGTTACCAACATAGTTAGAATACTGCACTGATGTTGTGATCACAGGGTTGTCTTGTGTCTCTAATACGCTACTAAAATAAGTTACAGCATTAGAGTTTGCGTTTGCATTTGCTCCCGGGAAATGCTGGTCTGATGGGATAGTAACCAACTGCGAGGGTACAAATGAGGGTAGGATAGAATCTACGATGTTGAGATCACCACGTGCGCCTGCTTTAGCATCTACAAATACTGGTAGATGCTGATTACCACTGGGGTATTCTAGCGTATAGTAACACTTTTGAGGGCTGATATCTTCAATCTCTGCGGCTGTTGTGTTAAGTTCGAATATACCTGTAACAGAATACACTGCGTTTAGTGCCTTACGTAACAAAACTTGAGTGCCATCTGAATTCAAGATTCTGAATGATATCTCACCTGTCATTCCTGACAGATCAACAGGTTTCTGCTCTTGGTTCAAGAACTGAAACTGTAACTTGTTATCAACACCTTTATTAAGTGTTAATGGTTTGGCATAAACAGGCATAAATTTCCTCGGGCTTGATCCATCCAGCACAACAACAATTTGTCTGACTGTGTACGTATAAACTGATGTGGTGTAAGACACAAATTCTTTTCTCCTAATAGATGTATTTATCTATTAGCAGTTAAAGAAATTTATTACCATTTTTTTTCCTATGTTAAATACTGTTGTGACGAATAAGAAACCCATAGATTTTTTCACCAAACTCACCGAGACTCATCCATTTATCTCGGTGGTCCAATATGCCACTCAAGATTTTGTGGGGATAATCCAGAACAGAGATGATCTAGTAACTTCTATATACGATTATGGTTCTATCGTAGAAGAAAGACTAAAACTTAAGTTCTTAGAGTTAGGCGAAGTCTGGTGGTGGGAATCTAATCGTCAGATACCAATCAACCTTTTCTTAAAGGAAGAATGGTCCGAATTCAAACCGTATCTAAGAACGTTCAATAATAAAAGTCTAACTATCGTTCATGGACCTGTGGTCAGCATGACAGACTTCCAAAAGAAAAGAGTTAAGCGTAGAAGTATTACTTTAGTGAAGCGTGTTTCGTAGCACGTAATCTCTGTCTTCTTAACTTAGCCCGCTTTTGCTTCGCTAATCTTAATCCTAGCTCACTTGATCTTTGATCAAAAGTAACACCTAGCAAATGATCAAACTCATGCAAAAACACTCTAGCTTTGATACCCGTAAATAGTTCGTCTTTGACCCATTCACCGGTGATTGTTTGATAAGATACTAAACATTCAGATGGACGTTTGATGTGCATCCATAGATCAGGGAAACTTAAACACCCTTCTAAGTAAAGTTCTTTTTCTCCCCTGAGTTCTTGGATAACAGGATTGATACAAGCAACTAACTTTTCTTCAGTACCCATGATCAAGATGCTTTTACCAACGCCAACTTGATTAGCAGATAATCCTATCCCTGCATGTGCTGGATTAAACATCACTTTAGCCATCGCACTCACTAACTCTGTGGGATCTCCATCAAGTTTAAAGTCCCACGCTTCGGTAGGTTGTTGTAAGATAGGGTCAGATTCTGGTACTAATTTTAATTTTAATTTTTCTTCGCTCATCCTACTCTCTGTTGATATTCTCTAATTAAGTCATCGCCGGTTAATAGTGCACCTAATATTACTATTTTCTTACCGGTTTCTAATATTGTTCTTTCAATACGTTGATCATTATACACGACATCTAAAACATTACCTTCGGGTTCTCTGTTGTCGTACCAAACTCTGCTTTTATTAGTATCAAATGAAGTCATCATCTTTATACCACTAGCCCATTCTTCGGCTTTTAACAGTAATTTTTGTCGTTCTAATAATTCTCTATATTGTGTCATACTTGAATGGGTCTTGCTCCTCTAACAAATTCATATGCACAACAACTAACTGTGCATACGCAACTGCGTGAGATTTCTTAAACACATAGCCTTGATGAGTTTTCTCCCACACAGTATTACTTATTTCTTTAAACGTCTTGCCAATTAAATGTTTCTTACCGGGTCTGATGATAGCAAGAAACATTGCCAGTCTTGGAATAGAATTGATGGGTTCTGGCATCTGAAGGATAGTGTCAAATTGATTGTTTACATGGATCAACTTCTCAACAAAGTCTCTGTCTTTTAATCTGTTCCAGTTTGGTTCACGCATCAATTCGATAAGATGGAACTCGTCTCTAACTTGATTATATACGTTTACATTAAGTACGTCTAGTTTGAAGTATCCTCTGTCTTCTGCTTCTTTATAATCTAACGCACACATGTCATTGACTGGATCATAAGGTGCTGATGTGATATGAATACCGGTAGGATGCTTTCTGATGGGCTTGACTTCACGCATAGCGGCAGGGATATGCACAAGATGTTCAAGAATCTTATCTCTGTCTCCTGTGTCAATATCAATATCGCTTTTAAACTTCATTTAGTTAAACCTAACTTCTTATATGCCTGCTGTACAACGATTGCTTGACGTTCAGCATCATCTACTGCTTTGTGACTAGTTACATTGCCCCCGTCTTTGAGACTTACACGTGCGATCTCATACAGTGTTCTAGTATCACGCATAGACCAGAAAGGCCAAGGAATAGGATTAGGCTTGTCGCTTGTCTGACGCCAAGCATTCTCCATGACTACTAAATCGAACGGGGCACCGTTAGACCAAACTGCTCTGCGATTCCAACAAAACTTGTAAAGAGTCTCCATGCACTCAGCGAATGGAATCCTGTTTTCTTCACCAAACGCTTCTTCTTGCGCCGCGATGCTTTGCTCACCCCACCAACGGATAGTATCATCACTGATGCTTCGGTTATAAACTTCAGTCTGATCTTCGATAGTTGGACGTAATTCTAGTTTCTCTGCAACACCTGTACCATAAGGGTCAAATCTAACAGCACCAATAGTAAGCACTACACAATCAGGATTTGTGTGTAGTGTTTCTAAGTCTATCATTACATCATTTGCCATTACTTGTCCAAACATTGTCTAATTTTTTTACATTATCAATTATATCTGATCTTAGGTAATTAATCAATAGTATAGACCGTTTTTTGGGTAGATTCATTGGCATCGTTGAGTGTAGTAAACGGGTGTTATACATTAAAATAGACCCAACCGGCATATCTAGTTGTACTGCATTCTCTTTAAAGTAAGAGTCGTACACGCCGCTGTAACAATCTTGGATAGTCCAATCTTTTTTATGACTGTCTGGTACGATGCCTGTTGCTCCAGTGACTTTATCTAAATGTTCTAAAGGAATGATTACCTGTATACCAAGCAATTC